TACGACGCGGTACGCGGTGGTGTGCTAGACGCTCAGGAAATCGAGGACGCAAAGCGGGTACTACCCGAGGCCGTGTTCAAAGAGTTGTACCTAGCGGAACCGGCGGACGACGCGGGCAACCCGTTTGGAATATCAGCGATTGACAAGTGCCGCAAGAAACTGGTCAACACCAAGGCCGCTGTCATCGGCATCGACCTAGCGAAGGAATCAGACTACACGGTTGTCTGTGGCCTAGACGCGGCGGGGATGCCGTGCATCTTCGACCGCTGGAACCAAGTACCTTGGGAAGAAACGGAACGGCGAATCAGCCAGCACATTACCGATCATCCCAACGCCAAGGTCATCATGGACGCAACCGGCGTAGGGCAACCGATCACCGAGCGGATTCAGTTCAAGCACTACGGGCGCGTCGAGGGCTTCAAGTTCACCAGTGAATCCAAAGACCGCTTGATGGGTGGGCTTGCGTCTGCGATTCATCGTGAGGCGATTGGCATCATCGACGAGCCGGTTATGGTCGATGAGTTGTATTCATTCGAGTATGAGTACCACAAACACGGCGTACGCTACACAGCCCCGGAAGGGCTACACGATGACTGTGTGTGCTCACTGGCTTTGGCCGCTTATGGAATCGCTGAGATTGCCATGCGACCAGAGCCGGTGTTTACGTCGATCAGTTTCCGAGACCCCCACTTTGATGGGGATTGGAGGTAGCCGTGGCCGGGTGGTTGACCAATCTATTTCGCAAGTGGAACACGGCGAACGTATCCGGCGGAATCAGCACGCCGTTTCTATCTAGCACGCTGACAGCCGCAGACCAGACCGGGCGAGTGTGGTCCGAGCGTCGCACGCATCAAGAGTTGATGAGTTTTTACGGACATTGGGTGTCTATCTGCGCCCGTAAGAACGCGAGCGTGTGTTCGTCCCAGAAACTTCGCTTGTACGACAAGACCGGCACTCGCAAGGGCCGCAAGATGAAAGCCCGCGAGGTACGGCGTATCAAAGAGATGGGTGGCGACGCTGGCAGCATGGCACGTTTCGGAGCCGTCGAGATTGAGACGCACCAGATTCTTGATCTGCTGAACAACCCAAGCCCGTACTACACGGCGGCTGACACTTCCTATCTGCGATTCGTGAGCAAGGAAATCGTGGGCGACGCCTACGCATTGATCGACGACCAAGGGCCGAAGTTGGAAATGATCCCGCTGCTCCCGCAGTACGTATCGGTCAAATTGAAGCAGATGGGTGATGCCAAATGCGTCGAGGGTTATCTGTATGGCCGCGATCTGACGATTGCCAAGTTGTTCCCCGTTGAAGCGATGTTCCACACCAAGTTTGCACCCGATCCGACCGACCCGTACTCAGGCCGTGGTCCGGTGTCTGACATCTTCCCGTACGCGCAACTGTTGACACTAGCGACACTTAGCGAACAGGCACGGTGGAAGAACTTTGGTTTGCCTCCGGTGCAAGTTGATCTGGATGCAAACACAAACCCTGACAAGGTGTCGCAGTTGATGGAATCCATCAAGCGGCAGGTTCAGGGCGTACTGAACTCGGGTAATTGGCTAGTGACACAGGGCGCAAAGGTCAACGTACTGCCAATCAAGCCCCGCGATATGGAATACACCGCCGGGTCGATGGAATGTGCAAAGACCATCTGGGCCGCGTTCGATATTCCCGAGAGCGTGGTACGCCCCAATGAAGGTTCACTTGCCGCCGCTGCTGCTGGTGATCCGGCGTGGATGCGTTACGGCATCCTGCCCCGCTTGCAACGCGACGCCGACGATCTGACGAACAAACTACTCCCGATGTTCGACGGTGACACCGAGGGGATGTTCTTTGCCTATGACAACCCGGTAGCGGAGGATGAGGCGGCGAAAGTCACAATGATGATTCAGTTGAAAACCGCTGGAATCATCGGGGTAAACGAAGCACGCGAAGAACTCGGGCGCGACCCGATGGAGGAAGTCGAAGAACCGGCGGAAGTCGAGGACGCGGCAACCGAAACAGAGCAGGAGGACGACGCGGAGGACGACACCGAGGAAGCTCCGGTATCCAAGCACGTCGGGTTTTATGACAGCTCGTGTGGTTGTTGCGCCGGACGCTTGCGGGTCAAGGAAGTTGACAAACTAACCGCGTTAGAGAACGCCCTCAAAGTTGCGGTAGACAACTGGCTCAAGCGTGTTTCCGAACTTGCAGCCGTGGGCATGGAACAAGTGCCGCCGATCCTGCAAGCCGAACTTATGAGCATCCTTGAACGCTACTTCACCGAGGGCTATCAAGATGCCGCGAGCGGGTCCACGATGAGTCCGCAGACGGTGTTGGAACACGCACGCACTTACGCCGGTCAGCGTACCCGCCTCATCATCGAAGAACTCACAAACACCACCAATGACAAACTCGCCGAGGTAGTGGCGCGGGCAGCCGAGACAGGCGACAAGCGTACCGCCGTTCAGGAAATTATGGGGCAGGGCATGAACGAGGATCGGGCGGCGGTCATTGCCCGTACAGAGGTGGCGAACATTCAAGGCGCGGTATCCGTCGCACAGATCGAAGAAGCCGGTCAAAGCAAGCAATGGGACACGCTCGCGTCCGCCTGCCCGATCTGCCTTGCACTGGTTGACAAGATCGTTGCCAAGTACGGCACCAATGCGGTTCCTCCCGGCGTTCCGTTTATGAAAGCGGGCGAATCGCTGACGTACGTCGACGAGGCCGGAAGCGTCCGCACGTTTACCGCCAAATGGGACATCAACAGCAACCCGGCACACCCCAACTGTGCCTGCATCGTGATCGGAGTACCAAATGACAACTGAAACACTAGAGCCGCGTGTATTCCTTGACTGCCTGAAATCCCGCAACTCCGCAGCTGGCATCAAAGGGCCGGTAGGCGTGGTCGGTGGTTTCATCGACGAGATGGAATCCGACAGCGAGGAGCGGGATATTTGGGGCATCGCTACCACCAATGCGGTAGACGAATCCGAGGAAGTTGTGCTTCCCGAAGGTGCTGACACCGGGTACATCGACAAAACCCGCGTCTTGTACGTGGACCATCGCTACGACATGGGTAGTGTGCTGGGCAAGATTCGCACACTTCGCCCGATGATGGTCAATGGTGTGCAAACCGGGTGGGACTTCCGCGCCAAGATTCTTACTAAGGCAAACCCGGCGTTTGGCAACTCGGTGTTCGACACTATCGCAGAGATGGGTACCATCGGAGTATCCATCGGGTTCGATGCCTTGGACTGGGGCAGCCCTACGCCCGAGGAAGCCAAGCGGTTCCCCGCCGCACGGTCGATCGTCCGTAATTGGCGGTTCCTTGAAATCTCTCTCACCGCTATGCCGTGCAACGTGACCTGCTACGCGCAGGCCGTGACACCAGTAGCGGCAAAGTCTCGTACGCGAATTGAGGACGTGATCCGAGCCGGACACGTCAATACGCTGTATACTCATGCACTAGGAATTGATAGCCGCGAAATCAAACGGCTACAGTTGCCTATGAAGCGGTTGCGTCTCTGTTGAGCCGTAATCGCGTCTCGGTGGAGTTGACCCTTGGCGGTCGGCGATAGGCCCTGAGCAATCTCGGCGGGATCGTCCCTCACGGCATCGGCAACGGACCCTGACTAAACGTCAGTTCCGTTATCGAATCTGTGAGGTGACATATGGACCGCAAGAGTCTTATCGAGGCCCTGAAGGGCAACGGCTACACCGGGTCGGAAACCGACCCAGCCGCAGTGAAATCATGGCTTGGAAGTCAAGGGCTGCAAACCGACACGGTTGATGCGCCCGATGGTACCGTGCTGAAGTTCGACGACGTTTGGGCTAAGGCCCCGTCGATGAAACTGAAGGCACCTACGGCACCCACACGCGGCAACCAAGCCGACCCGGGCCGTACTCCTGAAATCACAATCAAGGGCCGCTGGTTGGACAACGCCCGCAAGTCGTACGACCGCATGGCCGCACGCGGCGAGACGAAGTTCGCAGACCACACCGAAGCCGAGTGGTTCGCCGCTGGCGTTCGCTTGGCCGCGTTTGGTTCGCGTGGCAAGGAATACGAGCAGAAGGCAGCCGACACCGAAATCTGGCATAAGACCATGAGCGGGCTGCACAACTACACCGGCGGCGCGTTGATTCCCGAGGAGTTCTCCCCGGAAATCATGTGGGCTACCGAAACCTACGGAACAGCGTTCAAGTTGGCGCGTGTTCGCACCATGACCCGTGAGACGCTGGAAATCCCGCGTAAGACGGCGATTGGTTCGATGGTTCACCGCTTGGCGACCGGCTCGTATGACGTTTCGGACGATTCCTACGACAACGTAACACTCAACGCCCGCGACATTGGCCGCCTGATTCGCTTGAATCAGAACCTTGTCGATGATGCTGCTGTGAACGTGGCCGATGACTTGATGAAGTCGATCACCGAAGCCCGTGCAATTCGTATTGACTCGGACTACTTCCTCGGCGACGGCACATCCACCTACGGCAACCAGCGCGGCCTCATCTCTGCGTTGCGTTCCGGCGCGTACATCAACGCTTCCGGTGGTACATGGTCCGCCGTGACCGTCAGCGACCTTATCAACCTCGCAGGCGTGGTTGAGAACGTCGATTGGGCGCGTTGTTGCTTCGTTTCGTCCCGCCAGTTCTACTGGCAGGTCGTGATGAACAAGGACTCTGCTACCTCGCAGTTCCGCGAGTTGGCAGGCCCCGGCATCAACGGCTCGGATGCTTCGTTCCGTGGCTGGCCGTGGTACTTCTCGCAGGTCATGCCGACTGCGACGGCGGCTACTCAGAAGTGTGTCTACTTCGGCGACTTCATGGGTGGTTCGACCATCGGCCTCCGCAAGTCGATCGACGTTGCAATGAGCGACTCGTACTACTTCAACACTGGCGATCTGGCCATGCGTGCATCTACCCGCTCGGTCGTCAACATCAACAGCGACGGTCGCTCCGGCACCTACGGAAACATCGTCGGCCTCGTTACCACCTAATCCGCACTGATCTGACAAGGAGAATGTTCCCATGAAATATCTCGAAAACGCAAAGGCGGCAAACGCCATCAACCCGGTGGACTCAACTGGTGCGACCACGGACGGAACCGCGTTCGACTGTGCGGGCTGCTCTTTTGCTGCCTGCTACGTCAACATCGGCAACATCGCGGCCAACGCATCGGCGTTCAAGATTCAGGAATCCGACAACAACTCATCTTGGTCTGACGTGACCGGCGGCGGGTTCACCTCGCCTACGGCTGCTGGATCGGATAACAAGTTGTTCATCGCCTTCGTCCCGTGCCAAGGTACGCGCAAGCGTTACCTGCGCGTGACGATCACCGGCGGTGCAGGTGCAACCCTCGTCGGCGGCACTTGGCTTGGCATCCCGATCGACCAGTCGCCCAACACCGCGACCGAATACGGCGCGGCTGAAGTGCTTTACATCACTTCATAAGCAACTCCGCTGGTGTGAGCAACCAGCACCCTTCCGCGTCCTCCGTCGGCAACGACGGGGGGCGTTTTATGAGACACAGGCCAGAGAACAAGATGGGAGCGTCGGCCCATCAACTCGATAACAAAGAGGTGAACGATGCCATTGTCAAACCCAACATACGCAAACGCCGCATCGTCCATTCCGGCGTTCATGCCGGTAACATCGAATGCCGGTGTAGTAACGGTCGTCACAGATGCAGAGGCAACGGCGGCGACAAGCACTGAACTCAAAGCCCCGCTTGGGTTCGCTGGTTCTAACTGCCGCTGGGTCAAGGTTGGCGGGTACGCCTCGCGTGCATTCTTCCGCGTGAAATATTCGGGCACGGTCACAACCTCGCCGATCATTCAGGTGTACGGCGTGCAGACCGAAACCGTCCCGGCCCCGGCGTTCGCTAATGACGGAACGATTGCACCGACGCGGTTAGACAACGATGCGGCTGGGTCTGGCTTGACGTTGACATTGGACGCGACGAACGACATTCGGGACGCGGCTGGTACGCCCAATCTCTACAGCCCTTGGTACGAGTACGTGAGTCCCCAGACTGGAGTACCGGGTGACCTGCTGGGCAGCACTTGGATTCTGGTTCTCTGTTCCACGGCGGCCAACGTATCGGGTTCCGCGACTATCGAGGCGTTGCTTATCAACTGATCGGGGGCGCGATTGGCGATCATCACCACATCGGAATACAAGACGTATGCCGGAATCTCTGGCAGTGGTGACGATACGTTCATTGGCGTGTGCATCAATGCGGCGACGGCGGCACTACAGCGGCTGACGGGTCGCACGTTTGAGGGCGGTACGCTGACAGAGAAATATTCGGCTGGACCAGATCAGCGGTCGTTCCAACTTCGTAACTGGCCGGTGACAAGCGTTACGAGCGTGACACAGATCATCTACAGCGGCGAGACGTTCACTATTGATTCGTCGATGTACACCGTGGACGCTACGCGCGGTGTGTTGTATTTCTATGACGAATCGTGGGGACGGTGGTTTGTTGATTCCGCGTTCAACCGTTTACAGCCGTACTGGACCGGCTACCGCCCAGCGTTTGACCAAGGCACGTTCAACTACAGCATCGTGTACGTGGCAGGATCAGCGGTTACGGACGATCTGAAATACGCGCTTTATCAGTACGTCGATGCGATGTTTGCAAGCCGTCGGCGTGACCCAGCATTGCAGTCGCAATCCATCGGCCAGTATTCGTACACCAAAGGTCAGAACACAACACTGGATCAAATCGCGGTAACGCTCTTTGGTCCATTCATGCCGGGAGGTGTGGTGTGAGTGTTTACATTGTGCCAGTACCGACAGAGTTGATGGTCCATACCGTCGAATACATGCCGCCGAGTTGGACGACCGACAACGGTTTCCCGGTGCATGGCAACCACGCGGTAGAAGTGACCCAATACCCGTGCAACGTGCAGGAAGATACCAGCAACACGGGCATGGAGAACTCCCGCATCGTGGGCAAGCGTAATGCCACCATGTTTATCCCGTTCACGTTCAACGGGGCTGCGGTATCTTTCGAGAAGGACTCATCGGTGCTTGTGAAGGGACAGGGCTACCCGTCGGGTGGAACGCTGTACCGCGTTACAGGAATCGGACGCAACGTAGCGGGCGCAAACTGCCTGCAAGCGTTCGACTTGGAGCAAGAACTGTGAAGGTGAACTTCACTTGGAAACTTCCGAACCTGCCACGCTCGATTGATAAATCGGCTGAGGTTGGCCTTGTCGGTGCCGGGCAGATTATTGCTAACGGCATCCGTGGAGGTTTCGGGTCTAGCCCAAACCGTTCACCGTCGGCGCCGGGCAGCCCACCCAATCGGCAAACCAGCAACCTTGCGGGCAGCATTCGTCGCTCGCCGGTTGTCGCACGCCGTACCAGCGTATTCACCACGGTTATCTATTCTCGTATACAGGAGTTCGGCGGAACAATCAATGCCAAGGGCGGCTATCTGCCTATCCCTATCTCTGACAAGGCAAAGACCCG